TGGAACTCCTTGTTGACCCTCTGCAGGAGGAGTCTCAGTTCGTGGTCTGTCAACATTAGTTTTACCTTCTATCTGTTTGTTTTTAAGGAGAGTATCAGCAATCTTCATACGACGCTCAAACTCTTTGTCTTCTGCATCACCTTCACGTAAGTTTCTGGTAATGGCGTTAATACGATCAATTTCAAGCTCTTGTGGCACTGCCTGAGCTTCCGCAGCCAGTTTAGCAGCCCTAGCTTGCGACTCTTGCGCCTGTGACGACAGGAGTGCTGATTGAGACTGTTGGAACTGAACCTGAGCTTGCTGCGCTTGTTGAGCCATTTGTTGAGCTTGTGGGTTAGGCTGTGAAGCTTGAGACAAGGCCGCAAGAAGTTCTTCACGGTTAGACAAGTTCATGTTGTCAATGACTGACTGAATTAGTGTGTTGTACAGTGGTGAGTCTTTACCCATAGTCTGCAACAACTGTACTAGCTGGGTTACTTCGTACTCACGAGCAATAATCCCTAGAGTACTACTTGCGTTAAACTTGTAGTCTGCAACAGGGTAGTTTTCAGGATCAAACTGCATGTACCGATAGGCTGCTTTTTTAACAAAAGGAATCAAGAACGATTGTTGGAAATTAATCAGTGTACGCTTATGGCGTTTAATAATAGCGCCAAGAGACATACTAATGCCAGCGGCAGTACTCTCGCCATTAACTTGACCCGCAATTCCTGCTGAGTCCACTGCTCCTGTTGCTTGCTGTACCATCTGCTGCAATGCTCCGGCCTGAGCAAAAGTGATTTGACCCACTTGACCAAAGTTGAACGGTTGAAGTACTTCTTTAGGGTTTCCATTAGTTAGTATCATCTTTCCGGGGCGTACTTCAGGTTTTGCACCACGAGGTAGCCTAGTTGCGTCAATAGCCATCATAGGATGGATCGTAAGACTTAGTGCGTCAATTCTTGCACGTAGCTCTGTGTCCAAGGCTTTCTGAGAGTTATAACCTTTCTCGCATACACCACGACCCCAAAAACGTCCGGGCACTACGTCCCAAGGAAACGCTACTACAGGACGGTCTTGCATCATGTAGGGGTTAGCTTCTGCCTTGAGTAATATACCACCGTTAGCAACTACTACAACAGCTTCTACGTACTTAGGACCGATTTCTTCTTCTTCTTCTTCCTCTGTTTCTATTTCTTCTCCTTCAAACTCTTTATCCATGACTGACTTTAAAAGCTCTCGTGGTACTAAACCGTAGTACTTTGTAAGACGTACTTTATCGTCATTATAGATTGTTATGTCTTGGTCAGGCTCTAAGTCAGTATCGGGAGCAGCAGAACCTACATAAACATCACGGTAAACCCCCTGTTCCTGCAAAAGTTCAACATGGTGTCTGCTTACGAACTCGTCAATAGCAACACCTAAGGCGTCTTCCACAGACGTAGCTACAGGGTCAATTAAGAAGTTCTGAGGTAGTACAGGCTTAAGCTTGACTTTAACACGGTCTTGCATCGTAACGCCTACAGCCTGTAACTGTCCGTCCATAATGGGCTGAGTGGCTGGCGCCATCTCTTTCATTTCCTCCATTACGATCTCACCAATACCTGTACCAAAGACTGCTGAGTTAATCAGACACTCTGCTACAGCTTTGCGTACCATACAGTTTTCAAAATCTTCCGTAAGTTTGTTACGAAGAAACTGTACGTCTTGCTTGTTAGTGTCTCCAAAATTATCACTTACGTCAAACCACTTGCCTCGCCCAAACGTAGCTTCTTCTAGTTCTGCTACATTAGACTCAACAGCCTGTTGAAGTGCAGGAGAAATAATACGGGAACGCTCAGACCGACGCTCACTGTCAGCAGGGTCCCAAATACCACGCCAGAGTCTATAATATTCTTCAAATCTTGCTTCATAATTACTTTCGTAGTAATCCCTCCAGTCTTCACATTTAGTTATAACCCAGTCTTCAATTGTTTCTTCAATCAACAGAGGGTCCGTATCGTAAAATTCTGCCATATTAGTATCCTGCTACCACGTCTAAAATCTCGTGGTCCTCAATTTCGTAGTCGTAGTCGTACGCTACATTTGCCAGTTGGTCAATATACGCCAAAGCGTCTATCAAGTCGTCATGCGTCAAAGGATCAGGAAACTGAAATAGCTGGTCAAGAAACCTACTGTTCCATTCGCCTTTATTTAATGTAATGTAGCCGTTTTCGAAACGACCTTGTAGTGCCCACATTACTCTGTCGGTCTTCTTTTTGTTACCGTGTGTTAGTTCTTCTACTCTAAAGAACGTACCGTAACGTTTCATCAAGTCCGCCAAAGGAGACATTACAGCTTGTTTAGCAATGCCTCTTTCGATTCCAACCGACACGGGACGGTAATCTCTAACGGCCTGAAATATCTTAGCTGCTGTTTCGTCAAGACTCCATCTACCGTATATGATATTGTCAACATACCAACCATGCTCACTGACCTTAACCACTGCGATGGCTGTGTCGTCAAGCTTGGAGTTCTTAGTCTTCTTCTTGTTGACTTCTTCAAATCCTGCCAAGTCAACGGCAATGTAGTAATCTCCTATTTCAGGTTCGTCTTCGCTAAAAGAGACCCAGTCCTCTTTAAACATTTCCGACCCACGAGCTTCAAACGACGCCATAAATTCTTGACGGAACGCATAGCTCGACATGCTTCTTTTTGCAATATCAATTTCTGACGGGTCAAGTAAAGGATTATCGTAAGATGTAAAATGCCAAGCCTTGTACGTAGGGTCATCATCTAAGTCCGCATATTTGTATAGTTCGTAAAAGTGGTTCCTTCCCATTGGCGTACCAATGAACATTGCACAGCCCTTTTGGTCCGCCAAGGCAGGTCTAAGGATTTGCTCGAATACCTCTGGCTTCATGTCAGCGTACTCGTCCATAACTAGAAACTTAAGGCTGACACCTCGCATTGTTTCTGGTCTGTCGGCACCTTTGAGGCTAATGGTAGCACCGTTGACAAGCTTAATTTGCAGATTATTAATATGGCTACCAGAGATAACAGGGTGTCCCAGTTCCATAAGAGTTTGCCACATGATGTCTCTGGCTTGTCCCTGAGTAGGTGCGACGTAAAATACATGGCCTCTGTCCGCCTGAAGTGCGTTAACTATTAACATCCACGCTGCTAACCTAGACTTACCTGTACGTCGCCCAGCAGCTACTATTTTAAATCTTGTGTCGTCTGCCCAGACCTCTTGTTGCCAAGGCAGTAGTTCTATATTAAGATCAGTCAAGTTCGTCCAACTCGTCTTCAGTTAATTCTCTAATTGGTATATCCACACCTTCTAACATTTCACGTACTTTAGCCAATGTTTCAAACTTATGAAACACCGCAGGTACTGCCCTGCGTCCTGTTAAAGCTTCTACCATGTCCCACCCTGCAGGGCCCGGAGGCATTTGTACATAACGGTGGTCAATGTCTTTTTTCATTAGTTGTTTTCTTAATGATTTACAACCCATGCACCAGTCAGCACCAATTATTACAAGCATGTTTAACTATTAAGACCCATTAAAGTTATTAAACACCACAGGTGCTTCTAGCAAATCAAAGGTAACAACTACCTCTACGTTACCTGACCCGCTAGTAGATGCTTTAATGATGTCTCCCGGTTGTAGAACAAAGGTTGCATTACCATCAATCAACAGGTTTTCTTTTGAGGATATGTTAGTACCGTTGTAGATATACACATCTGGAGTAGGGCTAGGCTTGTCTACAAACAACGTAATACTGTTAGTTGAGTTATGTAGATTAGCTATGAATGCCATGTTCCAATGTGCTACGTAACCGTTAGGAATAGTAACAATCGTTTGCGTACTGGTGTCTGTTAGGTTTTTGTTTTTAGTGTACAGCATCAGTACAACCAAAGCACTGGAGTAGTACCCCTAGTGTCCACATGTACAAAACCATCGTCAATACCTATGCCAGTAAAACCAAGGTTCAAAGCATTAGCCACAATAGTGTAGCGGTGGGCAGCGTTTGTTATTTTTATGTCCGCTGCTATTCCTTGGGCATGTGTTCCCGGCACCGCTTTTTTTCTTTCGATGGGGTGCTGAGTTGGATGACGGTAACCTGACGTTACCTCAAAGGGGAAGCCACATGCGCCCCGCAATTGGTCTAACTTCTCTAGGAACTCTTGTTCCATATTGTTAGTGCCAGTAACCTGACAATCGAATTCTTCTCTAGTAAAGTGCTTAAGAGTCATCTTCTACTACTTCTCCTTCGATTATCTCTGGTGTTAGTACCTCTGCAGTACCTACGCCACTTATGTTGATCTGTATAGCGTTACGACCAGCGTCTTTTACTACGTCCTTCTCAAAGGCACCCACTGGTAGTATACGGTCCATCACAAGTTTCCAAGCAGCAGCCTGATTCTTATGGTCATGGTCCAAAGCAGCATCAAAAATAGTCTCTAGGACCTTACGTGACTTTGGACTAGCCAGCATACGAGCTTTGTACTCGTTAATTATCGCTGCGTCACCCTTTGGTCGGCCTACTACACCCTTGTTACCGGGCTTTACAGCAGCTACTTCAGACTTCCGGGG